AGCTACTAAAACATGGGACGAACTGTATCGTAGTCCAGACAATGAATGCAGGGCTTTTTATGTTGGTGTCACCAGAACCATAGATAATTTGCACATTGTACGAGGGAAAACTCGTAAGGAGTTTCTGTTCACATGATTGAAGTAATAGAAGGTGTTCTTAAAGGGTATGAACCTGATATAAAAAGCTGGGACAAACCCACAATACGACAATATAATGGTAAAAAAATAGAAGGAAGACCAACAAAAGGATATGGTAGATCTTCTTTCGAGTATGCAGGAAAAGTGTACAAACCTGAACCGTGGACTATTTCTATGGATATATTAAAAATGGCAACCGAACTTTTAGTGTATAGAAAACTCAACAGAGTTATTAAATTTAGTTTTTGTCTTTGTGGTTTATATGAGACAGGAAAAATAGGAATTCCTCATCACTCAGACACTGTTCCTACTTTAGATGATTTAGTGGTTGGTGTTTCATTTGGTGCTCCTAGAATATTAGAGTGGATTGACTATGGCTATAATATTAAAGAAGAAACCAACACAAGTAAAACAAATATCTCTGGTACAGCAAACGCAGTAACAAGAAGATACTTATTAAAAGATGGTGACGTTTACATATTTGATGGGCACTCTCAAATGACCAGTACTCATTCAATACCAACCATAGAAAATGTGGATAAACGGATCAATTTAACATTTAGGACTGGATTGTGACTAAAATTTTTAGCAACAATCCTATACTTTCCCTTTACAAGTAAAGTAAAATAAACATATGGTTAATATTAAAATAAATACAACACCTGAACCTCAGGAGAAATCCAAAAAAGTAAAGGTGTGCAACAACAATGAATAACATAGAAAGGTTTTTCTACTACATAAACGAAAGACATAAAATCTTTATAAAGCGTCTCCTAGGGGATCCTTTTCCGTGGACTACAGATGAGATACTACAAACATACAGTTTCTGTAATGTGTTTAGAGAACTAGATACAGTCACTCTGTGGCTTCGTCAAAATTGGCGTGAGCCCTACGCAGACCACCCTAACCTACCTTTCGCTATGGCTATGGCTAGACAAATAAATTGGCCAGCGACTTTAGAAGAACTTGGCTTCCCTGAACATTGGAACCCTGAGCGTATTAAAGCTATAATGCAAGGTAGAATGGACAGAGGAGAAAAAGTCTACACAGGGGCATATATGTTGACAGGTACTTTAGGAGGAACTAAAGTAGAACAAACCATAGATAAAATCTTAACGCCTCTTTACGAAAACCCACCACCCATACACCACAATAGTTTACAAAACACATGGGCGGAATATTTACCTTATGCTGGATTTAGTGGGTTTATGGCTTATGAAGTAGTCACCGATTTAAGACACACAAAACACCTAGAAAACGCAGAAGATGTTATGACTTGGGCTAATGCTGGACCAGGAGCAAAACGTGGTTTAAACAGAATACACAATAGAGAATTAAAGAAAACCATCAAAAAAGAACAGCTTACTGAAGAAATGATGGACTTACTAGACTACTCGGTTGAGATATTAGAAGACCATGTTCCAGCTTTAGAAATGAGAGAAATAGAACACTGCCTGTGTGAATACGATAAATACGAAAGAGTGCGTTTAGGTGAAGGCAGACCTAGAGCAAAGTTTAAGTATAAGGGAGAATAGTATGCCAGCAAATTTTAAACATATTCAACAACTAGCGGATCAAGACGTAGATAGTCTTAAAGAATCAGAAAAAAGTTACGGAGACAGTTGGCGTAGCAGAGGTGGTGTGGGAGCTTTTATGATGTTAGCACGTAAGTGGGACAGAATAGAAAATCAAGTGGAAAAAGACGGCTACGATATTTTTAAAACAATAGAAAATGATCCAAGTGAGACAGGAATATTAGACGACATACAAGATTTAAGAAGATACCTACTATTAGTAGAAGCTCACATGAATGTTAAAGCCTATGTGAAAGATTTAGAAAAAAGAGAGGAAATTATATGAGAGAAATAGAAATTAAGTTTTGTGACCCACGTGCAGAGGAACGTGGACCACCTACTTTTGCAACTCGTGGGGCGGGTGGAATTGATTTACGTTCTTGTGATAACGCCATGCTTTATCCTGGAGAAACACGAGCCTTTCCTACAGGATGTTCAATATACATAAAAGATCCTAGTTTATGTGCTTTTATTATGCCACGCTCAGGTTTAGGAATAAAGGGAATACTACCAGCCAATGTTTTAGGACTAATTGACTCCGATTATCAAGGAGAATTAATAGTTCACCTTAAAAACCACTCTAACGAGGAATACCTTATTTCAAATGGGGACAGAATTGCTCAGTTGGTTTTTATGGCGATTGAAAAAATAGAATTTAAACCAGTACTTGAGTTTAGTAACTCCACAGACCGTGGGGTGGGTGGGTTCGGTAGTACTGGTAAAGGATACGGAGAATTATAATGAAAATATATATACCAACAAGAGGAAGACCGCTTAAGCAAGAAACTTTAAATTGGTTTCCTAAAGAAATGCAAACCGATGGTTCTGTTACTTTGGTGATAGACCCAGACGAAGCCGATAGATACTATAAGTACAGAGACACACCTAAAATGATAGTTCCAAAAGACTGTGTAGGTATTGGTCCAAAGCGTAAGTACATAGTTGAAAACACAAAAGATCCAAGAATAGTTATGTTAGACGATGATTTACGGTTTTATATTCGTAAAAGCCCTACCGATTGGCACCTACGTTATTTAGAATCAAACGAATACCCAGCTTTGTTTGGCTTACTGGATGAGTGGATGGACAAAGGGTACGCTCATGTAGGGGTAAGTGCTAGAGAGGGTAATAATAGAGTAGACAAGCTATCTGTAGAGACCACTCGGTATATGAGAGTTTTAGGATATAACCTAGACGCCTTTCCTAGTGATATTGAGTGGGGGAGGACTAGGGTAATGGAGGACTTTGATATAGCTTTACAGCTCTTGAGAAGAGGCAAACCTAGTAAAGTTAGTTATTACTACGCTCAGGGTCAAAAATCGTCTAACGCTGACGGTGGTTGTAGTGAGTGGCGAACGATTGACGTTCATAATGAAGGTGCCCAAAAACTTCATGACCTGCACCCAACTTGTGTAAAAGTGGTGGAAAAACAAACCAAAACAGCTTGGAATGGTTTACCTCGTAAAGACGTAATCATTGGTTGGAAAAAAGCATACAAAGAGGGAGTAGAGAATGCAAGTAATTGAAGTAAGAAATGTACAGGATGCTCTAATACGTGGGATGGATATTCTTCAGGTAGAAGGAGAAAAGTCTGAAAGTAGAAACGGAGATGTTTATCAAGCAACGACTCCAGTAACAACCGTGTACCATAAACCAAAAGAAAGAGTTTTATTTTGGGAGGAAAGAGACGCGAATCCCTTCTTTCATTTTATGGAGGCTTTGTGGATGTTAGAAGGACGCAATGATCTTGAGTTTGTACAACACTATAACAAAGGTATGAAAAACTACAGCGATGACGGTGAGACTTTACATGGAGCCTATGGTTGGAGGTGGCGTTCTTTCTTTATGTATGATCAATTGTCTGTAATAATAGAAAGACTAAAGAAAAACCCAGAGGACAGACGATCTGTTTTACAGATGTGGGATCCTATTGAAGATTTAAACAGGGTTGGGGTTGATGTTCCTTGCAACACTTGTATTTATTTCAAGATAGATTTAAAAGGTAGGCTACAAATGACTGTTAGTAACAGATCTAATGATATTATTTGGGGAGCTTATGGTGCGAATGTTGTACACATGTCCATGCTACAAGAATACATGGCCAGTGCCATAGGTGTTCCTGTAGGGCGTTATTATCAAGTAAGCGATAATTATCACGCCTACGCAGAAGTTTTTGAAGAATTATTAGAAAAATTGGTGGCGAGAGACGCTATAGATTTCTACACACAAAGAACCCTTATTGCCTCAAATCCATATAAAATAGGGGAAGTACAACCCTACCCAATGATCAATACAGGACTACAAACATGGAATTTAGATTTACTGGGTTTTTTAGACAGAGTTCCATTTGAAAAAATGGAGTTTAAAGATTCTTTCTTTACTGAAGTAGCCGTGCCCATACAAGACGCATGGTGGCTACATAAACAAGGAAAAACTGAAGAAGCCATGATTGAGATTCAAAAATGTATCGCTAGTGATTGGCGTAAAGCCTGTTGGGAGTGGTTTAGTAGAAGAATAAAATAAGGAGATACCGCATGATTAAACAATGGTCGTATAGTAGACTGAGCTGTTTTGAAAAATGTCCCAAACAAGCAGAATTTAAGTTTATTAAAAAGATAAAAGAACCTGGAAGCCCAGCGATGGATAGAGGTAAAGAAATTCATAAAATGTGTGAAGAGTTTATAAGAGGTCAGTTGGAAGAAATTCCTGCACAAATTCAAGATTTCGAAGATGCCTTTTTAGTTCTCAAAGATCTTTATCTACATGGACACGTTATTTGTGAAAGTGATTGGGCTATAGATAAAAATTGGGAAAAGACAGGGTGGTTTGAAGACGATACGTGGGGCAGGGCAAAAGTAGACGCTTTTGTCTATGAGGAAGGTATTAGTAAGGAAGCCCGTGTGATAGACTTTAAAACAGGAAGGTATGATGGTAACCAAGAAGTCCATAGAGAACAATGTGAATTGTATGGAGCCATAGCGTTGAGCCGTTACCCTGAGCTGGAGAGCATCACCACAGAAATGTGGTACTTGGACCATGGTAAAATAGACCGTTACATATACACACCAGAAAGTATAAAAATAAAACAAGAAAGACTTAATTTAAGGGCAATAGCCATGACCACTACAGAAGAGTTCCCTGCCAACCCTTCCAGGTTCAAGTGTAAGTGGTGTTATTTCGGTAAACAAAATATGTGTAGAGAGGCAGAAGTATGATACAACAAAGCGTAATGGACTTTATGTTACCTGACGTAGAGTGGGCTCCACCTACTTCTTTCCCAGACTTAACAGGTCAAAAAGAAATAGCAATTGACCTCGAAACCTGTGATCCGTGGCTCAAGACTCATGGTCCAGGATGGGCATTTAAAGATAGGGGTTATATCATAGGTATAGCTGTAGCCACTAAAGGTTGGAAGGGTTATTTTCCGATAGCCCATCACAGCGGAGCTAACTTAGACAAGAACGTGGTTCGTAGGTGGCTACAAAAACAATTAGAGGCTCCTAACGATAAAATATTTCATAATGCTCAGTATGACGTAGGTTGGCTAAAGGCAGAAGGCTATACAATTAATGGAAAGATACACGATACCATGATGGCAGCTCCTTTATTAAATGAAAATGAGTACAGCTACTCCTTAAACAGTTTAGGCAAACAATACCTCAACGAAATAAAAGACGAGTCTTTATTAAAAGAAGCAGCACAAGTCTTTAGTGTTGATCCTAAGTCTGAAATGTGGAAACTTCCCCCTGAGTATGTAGGTACTTACGCTGAACAAGACGCTGACCTTACTTACAGACTTTGGCAAATTTTAAAAATAGGGATAAAGGATGAAGATATAACCGATATTTATAACCTAGAGAGTTCCTTATTACCTGTGCTTATAGACACTAGATTAAAAGGTGTACTAATAGATACGGATAAAGCACAACAGGTTAAAAAACAATTACTAGCAGAAGAGAAAAAGATTGTAAAAGAAATAAAGAACTGGTATGGTGTTGAACCTGACTTATGGGCAGCACAATCATTATCTCAGGTTTTTGATAGGGCTGGTGTGGAATACCCAACCACTCCTAAAACAAAAGCACCTAGTTTTGTAGCTAACTGGTTAGAGAGTCATGACCATAAACTACCAATGGCTATCGCTAAAGCTAGAAAATTTAATAAAGCTAGAACCACTTTTATAGATAAGATGATATTAGAACATCTAGTTGACGGGAGAATTCATGGAGAACTACACCCCTTAAGATCAGATAGTGGAGGAACTGTTACAGGTAGGTTTAGTTGTAGTAACCCTAACCTACAACAAGTGCCAGCTAGAGATCCCATGATTGGTAGTTTAATAAGATCATTATTCATACCCGAAGAAGGTCACCACTGGGGTTGCTTTGATTACTCTCAACAAGAGCCTAGACTAACCGTGCATTATTCCGTACTTACTCATCAAGACGGTGCAGAAGAAGCAGCACTAGAATACGAAGATGATTTAGCGGACTTCCACCAGATAGTGGCAGACATGGCTAATATAAGTCGTAAAGAAGCTAAGATAATTAACTTAGGACTTAGTTATGGAATGGGTAAGGACAAACTAACCCAACAACTAGGAATCAGTCCAGAAGAAGCAGAGTTATTGTTTGATCAATACCATGAAAGAGTACCTTTCATCCGTGGTCTACGAGACTCTGCTTCTAGAATGGGGGCTAATAGAGGCTTTGTCAAAACTATTCTGGGTCGTAAGTGTAGGTTTAACCTATACGAACCTTTTGACCGTAGGGAAATACCCTACCCTCTTGAAAAAGCTATGGATGAATATGGCGGTAGGTTAAAAAGAGCTTACACATATAAAGCAATGAATAGACTCATACAAGGCTCAGCAGCAGATATGACTAAACAAGCTATGTTAGATTTACACAAGGAAGGGATAGTGGCTCATACTCAAGTTCATGATGAACTCAATATATCTATAAAAAATAAAGAGGATTGTGAAAAGATAATAGAAATAATGAGAGACTGTGTTGAACTTAGAGTACCCAATAAAGTTGATGCAGAAATAGGTAAAAGTTGGGGAGAGGTTGTAGAATATAGGGAGTACTTTTTAAATGAGAAAAACTGATCTTAAAAAACTGTACTTTAATATATACATGACGTACACAAACAGCTACACAACGCTTGAAGAAATAGGAACTAAATACAATGTTTCTAAACAAAGAGTTTGGCAAATAATAAGGTATTGTAAACTCGGTGACGGTAATTACTATAAAGGTCTAAAACGCTATAACGATACCTACAAAAGTTACAGGGAAGAATTCAAAGACGCTGATTCAAAAACACTGAACGCACTTATGAGAGATTGGATGAAATTAAAAAATATAAGGTTGATAAAAAATGGGTAAAATAAACTCAAGAAACAAAGGAGCGTCTTTTGAAAGAGAAGTCGCTAAACTCATAAACACGTTCTTTGATGAAATAGACTATGACTATAAAGTTAAACGAAACTTAGAACAATATCAGGAAAAGGATTTAGGTGATTTAAATATGCCTAACCATACAATTGAATGTAAACGATATGCCTCTGGTAATTGGTATAAAGAAGAATGGTGGAAACAAGTGTGTGGGTCTTGTGGAGACACAATACCTGTTCTGATCTGGAAATATAACCATCAACCAATGAGGGTGTGTATTCCTCTTTGGTCTATAGACCATACTTGTAAAGTTAAAGATAATTCAGTGACTGTGGTACTTACATTTGAACACTGGCTAGAGTATGAACTTGCCTATAATCTTTAAGATTATGCTATATTCTTTAAATAGGTACTATATTATAAAAGGTATGTTTAGTAATTATACGAAAACATTTTTAGAAAGGAGAAAGATATGGCAGATGCTGTAGAAACAATGGCTTACGCTGGGGAAGTACCTTGGCATGGGCTAGGTGTTAAAGTTGAAGACAACCTAACACCACAAGAAATGCTTGTTGCTGCTGGACTTGATTGGACAGTTAGTAAAAGGCATTTATTTACTCACGCTGACCCAGACGTAAACACTTCCGATGACCTTATCGGTGTAGAAGGTTACTCTGTGTTAGTCCGTGATAGTGATAACAAAACTTTTGGTCCGTGTGGTCCAAGGTTTGTACCTAGTCAAAACGCACACGCTTTTGAATTTTTTAAGAAGTTTACCGACGCAGGACACATGAAAATGGAAACTGCTGGTTCTCTTAAAGGAGGAGAAAATGTTTGGGGACTAGCTAACGTCAGTAAAGACTTTACACTTCCTGGTGATGACCGAATTTTAGGTTACTTATTAGTAAGTGTGTCTCATAAGTGGGGGAAATCTAATGAAATTAGATTTACACCTATAAGGGTAGTGTGTAACAACACACTGACAATGGCTTTGTCTGATAAGGCTACTGCTGGTTTTAAAATGCCTCATGTACGTGCTATAGATAGCGAAGTATTTGTGGCTGCTGAACGAGCACTAGGGTTGGCTGGAGACAGAATGGATGAATTTCAAGAAGCTGCGGAGTTTCTTAGCTCTAAGAAGTTTGATAAAAATTCAGTCGTTAACTATATAGCTGACTTATTTCAACCTGAACTGATAACAGCGCAGGAAGAAATAGAAAAGATGAGCGATACTAGAATGATAGCTACTCGTCAATCGATGGTTGATGAGTTTAAACGCATACCCAGTACGGTGTATCAAGCTATTGAGGAACAGCCAGGAGCAAACCTTAAATCCTCTAAGGGTACTTGGTGGGGAGCGATGAATGCTGTTACCTTTGTGGTTGACCATAAATGGGGTCATGACCGAGACGCCTCGCTACACAATGCGTGGTTTGGTGGTCGTGCTTCATTAAAGCAGAAAGCTATGGCTAAAGCCATAGACTATGCGAGAGCTGCATAACCAGTAAGGAGGATGGTGTCATTATTCATGACACCATTCCTTTACATTTCTTAAGAATTTTCTTAAGATAGGGTTTCCAAATTAGAGAAAAAAGAATGGAAGAACGTAGAGTGAAAACAGAACAACAAATAGCTCATGAAGATAAGATCTTTAGAAACACGAATACCTGGGATGTGATTACTTTTGTTAATAATACTCCCTCGGGTATTGATTGGAAAAGAATAGTTTTGATAAAAGATACAGAGGTGGGTAAAATAAGGGCAGGTTCTGCGCATCTTCACGACCCAGAAAAATACGCTCCTCCTTCATGGCTTACAACCAGTAAAGCAGCAGAAATTTGGAAACTATACACCAGAAAAAATAAAGAATTTAAAGACAAGAAACAAGCAAGTCTTGTTTTATGGAAACATTTTAAACCAAAAGCAAAAAAACCTAAATACGAAGATTTTTCTAAGCACTATCTAATAAGAGAAGGTCTTTGGAAAGACGAGGAAACTGGAGCAACCGCTCCAGTTTTGGACAGGGTTGAACAACCAAAACGAAAACGCACAACCCTATCAGAAACAGCTAAGATAGGTGCGACAGGTAAACAACCCAAGTCAGAAAAAAATATTGCAAGACTTAAACTCTACAGGAGGAGTAAGGTTAGTACAATTTTAGCTAAGAACCCAGAAATAAAATTAGGAGATATCAAGTATGATATACGAAACAAATACGCACAAATTGTGGGCTAAATGCAGCCCCTTAGAGCGTCTTTTTTATAAAACTAGGGTTAGGTATAACCTAGCTAAAAGAATTTAATGGAGCGTAAATGCAAGCCCCTCCATACTTAGTCAAAAACTTTCTACTTACTATTAAAGCTGAGTGGATGCTTGATAAGACTACACTTGAATTAACAAGAGACGCATTACCAAGTTTAAAGAAATTCCAAGAAAGTGATGGGCAAGAAAATGTGAAAAACGTGTTACAAGAATATGTCACCGACCATGGGCATGATATTTATTCTGTGCCCTTGTTTACTCAAGAGTTTTGTGACACTATGTTAGATGAAATAGAAAACATGAAACAGCACTTTAACTTTAGTCCTAACACAGAGGAAGATAAACTTAGACAAATACCAGAAATAGTTTTACATGAAAAATCTCCCGAGTTATTTAATTCAATGCTTGGGGTGATTTTTAATGTTATGAACCCTATCTTTATGTCAATTTGGCAACGGTACTCTCATGCTGCCGCAACTATACAGATTGCGAATTATAATATTAGGGATAAAAAGCAAGGTGCGTGGCACCACGACCAAACCGCAGATATAAGCATGGTTGTTCCTTTGAACACAGGTACTTATAAAGGCGGAGGAACTGAGTTTCATGGTCGGACTACGGTAAAACCTTTACCCAATGGTCATGCTTTATTTTTCCCTAGTTTTACGCACATGCATCGTGGACTACCAGTCAAAGATAAAGGAGATAGATATTTATTAGTGTTTTGGTTATACGGAGGTGGAGATGAATAAACCAATAAGAACTTACGACGGATATTTAGAAATACTGGACAATGTACGAATGATTATTCGTATGCATGCTCCAGAAGAATCGGTTGTAGAACTCAATAAACAAATAAACAAATTTGAAGATGAACTCTCAGAAATGTTAGCAGGTCGTGAAGGATAAAAAAATAGGTATTACTTTTGGTTCTTTTGATTTGTTTCATGCTGGTCATGTATTTATGTTAGAGGAAGCAAAAACTGTTTGTGACTATTTAATTGTAGGTCTTCAGAGTGATCCCACAATAGATAGACCAAAAACTAAAAATAAACCTGTGCAAAATATTATAGAAAGACAAATCCAGCTTAGAGGTTGTAGGTATGTAGACGAAATTATCCTATACAGCACCGAAGAAGAATTGTTAGACATGCTTAACACCATAAAGTGGGACATTAGAATCATTGGTGAGGAATATAAGTCTAAACACTTTACTGGAAAAGAACTTTGTAGTACTGTTGCAGGCAGTATTCACTTTAATAAAAGGAAACATGGGTTTTCCTCAACGAGCTTAAGAAAAAGAATTACAGAAGCTCAGTTTTTAACATAAACTGCAATTGTGCTTTACTACAAGCTAGAAGTAAAGTAAAGTTTATATTTATATAAATAAATAAGGAGAAATTTATGCAACCCTATGCCGATGTCCCTATGAGAAAAGTAATATGGAAAGATATTGAATTGATTAACGAAGTGGCTGAAAAACGCAACTACAATCGACAAATAGATCTTTCAAAACTTAAAAAAGAGGTTAAAAAGCAGATAAAATCAATGGGTTACGAAAATTTTAATAAAGTGTTTTTTGCTGCAAAAGAAATAATGCTACATGAACACAAAGGTGGTAAAAAATGTGCACCACATATGAGAATTGGAATTTGGTTTCCTAACAATATTCAAGTGTACGTGGACTGTGATTTACAACTTTGGAACTCTTTTGAAAGAGTTTTGTATCCTTTTAAGGAAAAACCTAAGCTAACCCTTGTAAAATGAAACAATCCTCTTTTAAAGAGGGACTACCTATACCAGAAATAGTTCCTCGTAATAATAAATATAACCTACATAAAATGCAAATTGGTCAATACTTTACTGTGGAAGACTGGGATTCTGAAGATGTTCAGCGTTTAAGGGTTGCGGTTTGTAACTACGCCAGAAGAAATGATAAAAAGTTTGTCACTCGTAAAATAGAAGAAGACGGTGATTGGAAGCTTCGTGTTTGGAGAGAGTTTTGAGTAAAAAATTAACCCCCAAACAAGAAAAGTTTGCACAAAATGTAGCGAAAGGTATGAAGAAAAAAGACGCTGCAAAACAAGCTGGGTACAGTAAGAAAAATGCAGGGCGTGCTGGTACTATGCTCACTTCTAAATCGAACCCAGAAGTACAAGACCGCATTCACGCTCTACAAACTAAAGCTGCCAGTAAGGCTGAACTCACGCTGGGTAACCACTTAGTTGACCTTAAAGATATTCGTGACGGTGCTATGCGTAATGGTGCGTGGTCTGCTGCGGTGACTGCCGAAGTGGCACGTGGTAAAGCTGCAGGTTTGTATGTGAACCGTAGCGAACTGACCGTGAACCGTGTGGACACCATGTCAAAAGATGAGGTGCTCGCGAGGATGAAAGAACTTTACTATGAA